TATGAGCGGCGGGGTAAGACTGACAGGCGGGCGCATCCTGCCTGCCCCCGGAGGAAAAGAGATGTCCTCCATTGATTTGGATTTTGCATCCGGCTTCATTAAGTGTATGGGTAATTATTGGGTTATGTTTTATTGCGGATAATTTAAATATAAAGTATGAGAATAAATTTTGCACAATTCCCTATTTATGATGGGATTAAAAAAGAAAAGCTTATAGCCAGTAACATCACTGAGGCCTTCGGTGACTGGATATATAAGAACGTAGCGGGCTTGAAGGCGCATCTCCTTGCTGAGAAGATATTCAAATCTACTGCTGAAGGTGTCGAGATTAACGAAGAAGAGGTGGATATCATAAGACGCTCCACCTCCATGCTGCCCGGTCTGCTGGCGGACTCACTGAATGATTATCTGGATAAAAAGAAGGAGTAGTATGAAAGAATTATGGCAATTAATCAAGATGCTGTTCTCAAGCAAGCCGGGTGATTTTGATACTCCTGAGCTACTTCCCATGAAGCATTATCCTTTCAAGGGATACCGTTTCATGATGTGGTGCGGACGGATGATATACCGTGCCGAGAACAAGGAGAACATAGATAGGTATATGCAGACCTATGCGGGTAAGGAGAGTATGACGCACGAAACCATACACCTGCGTCAGGCACAGGTTATCGGCTCATGGGTAAAATACTACTGGCGGTATTTTGTCGAGTGGATCAAGGGAAACCCTATCTGCCATCCTGCGAGCTCGGCATATTATACTATAAAATACGAAATGGAGGCGTATGCCAACGAGGGCAATCCGGATTATCCCGTGAACTATGACGGGAACAACCTTTCCCGTTATAAGATAAAAAGTGGCAGGAAGAAGCTGTACAAATCGGTTGGCGGCACTTCAAAAGCGTGGAAAACTTATATAAGAACTTTATAAAATTGATATTATGAGTGATTTGAATTTAGAAAATATAGTTGGCTTTAAAGCTGTGGATAAAAACGGCAACGAACGACAGGTGACCGTCGATGAGATGACAGAATTAGTTTCCGCACGGATTGTTTCCGCTGCATCAGAAATATCAACATTTGCTGCCGCTGCGGCAGCCGGAACAGATGAGTTTGAGGACCAGTTGCCCCAGTCCGACACCTTCTCTTGGCTCCGTACTTTGGACGGTTCCAAGAACCCAACTTTGACATCTTCTTCGGCTGCCGCGAAAGTCCTGGGAGAACTGATGAATAGTTTGAAGCTGTTTCCATTCATGGAAAGGGAACAGATTTTGTCAGATATAAATAAAGCAATTGTACCCGGTGTATATGGTATTTTAAATAATAGATTAGATAATTTGCCAATTACAGACTGGTTTGTTCTTATTGTAATTTCATGGAGGTATTATGTTGTTCAGATAGCATATTCTTTAAATTATTTTACTATTTATAGTAGGCGGTCTTCCGAAAGTGGAGAAACTTGGAGTAATTGGCAACAAATTGCAACAGAATAATAGCATAAGTTGAGAGCTGGGAGAACTTCAGTTAAATGAAAACTATTTTTTGGTAAATCACATGCTAGGAGAAGGGGCTTTATACAAACTGAATTATCCTAAAGATATAAACGTTACTTTTGATATTATTGGAGAAGGGAATAGCGAGAACGCAGACATCTTTTCTTTTGTATCACATCACGTTAAAGGACTGTCCGTTGTAAAGAGTATTGGTCCTAATTTGCTGAAAATATACAAGGATGGAGATCATAACTACTATGTATATATGCCTGTATTCTCACGAGCTTTGATATATTTTACCAATCGTGTTTCTATGGATAATGCCATTTCAGCAACTAAAGTAGATATAGATATTAGTACGCTCACACAGGTAGGAATTTAGACAAGAATTTCTGCCTGTTGGCGATTAATTGGGATTATTGGCGAACCGTATCTTTGGTATAAAAAACGGGTGGTCCGGTACAAGCCGGTGCCACCCGATCCTGATATGCACAACGCCATATGCGGTGCAAAGGTAATAAATATCTGAATAAACCGCTATATTTTTCAAGATATAGAGATTTCTTCCAAATCTGATATACTGATTTCATCCGTCACGTTTGTGAAATAGAAGAGATCAGGGTTCTCTGAAAAAACCTCAATCTTGGTTCTTGTCCATATACTGCTATAAACGTAAACATAAAAAGATTTTCTATCTTTAAAAAGTCTGATACTATTATATCCTTTTTCAAATAATTTATTTACGAATATATATAGGTCTGATAAGATCACACGAATATAGTTGCAACTATCCAATGTGCTATTAGGTGCGCTATATATATGTAATATATGATTAATATTACTGCCATAATCACAAACTTTAAACAAAGCAGTTTCCTTATTTCCGGTAGAAATATTATAAATCGTAGAATTTAAGGCTTGAACACTATCGCTCAAGCCTTTATTTTCTTTCGTAGCAATCCCTATCAGTTCTCCCAGAAGCATGGAATACCTATTTTTTTGTTAAGAAATAGGTATTTCTGTTAGTCCAGATGGGGTTTCGATTTTAGTTATAGAAGGCATAGAATCTCCACATAGTAATTTAACAGAAACTAAAGAAGACCTAGTAGAAGCAACAATAGAAAGGATAATATCTCCGTTGTCATTATAGAAAAATTTAACAGATAACATAGAACTCCCTACTACAACACCTTTAACGTTATAATCATTTTTGTAGTTACTGTAATATTTAGATACAATATAAATTTTAGGTTGACTCCTGTCTTCCAGTATCTCTACAAGATAACTACATTTTACAACATTAGATGGGATGATATTATAATAATACGAATCATTAGCTCCAGCTGAATTTCTAGCTATAGTTGCATCTCTTTTTAGATCATTTATGCCAATCAGTTCTCCCAGAAGTGGATTAATCAGGTGTAGGTGTAATTATTTCACCTGTAATATTGGAAAAATCAGAAAAGTCTATTGTTAAGAATTTCGGTCTTGTTCTTCTAACTAATGATACCTTATACGAGATGGAAGAATCATCCGACTTAGGTAACACATACAATTTACTATTTGCATATTTAAAATCGCACCAATGCATCCCCATATATTTTATTTCTATGTTTTTAGATCCAGTAGGTGTTGCCATCACTCTATAAAATGCAGTATTAGCTCCCGAATAGACATATATTTCTATCAACGAAGAAGAAGTATATAAACCATTAGAATCAGCTTTATAGTCAATAATCAGACCTTTTCCTCTTTCTATATCAGTTACTGCAAATATTTTACTCATTAATCCATTCTTATTAGCCGTAGCTGTACCTATCAGTTCTCCCAGGTCGCTTCAATAAAAGAAAAAGTGTCAACTATTATAGAACGCTAATTTGTTCAAAATTGGATATATCCCCGCTATACACTTCTACAATCCTTCCATTGAAAGGGATAACATAAAACATAAAGCCACCATCGCCACCACTTGCATAAACATTTCTATCACTATCTTTTTTGAAAGAAATAGTATTACCAGATGTAGCATAAATCTTATAAATTCGATCTACTTCCATAACATATAAAGAAGTTGTGTTGGTCCTGTCTGAATGCCCACCGACAATGCCATAAAATGGATACTCCAATTTATACACATTATCGGATGAGTATCGAAAATAAGGGATTCTTGATACTCCTCCTGCTGGCATTAATCCTTTCTTCTCATTACTTGCAGTAGGCAGAAGTTCTCCCAGCACAAATCATCAGCTTGCAATTGTCGCTGATAATTTATACCATGAAGTCCACGAAGTAAGCACCTCCGTCCTCGAACGTACATAGATTACACCGCCCCAAGTCTGCATGGCGATTTGAAAACCGTAATTTGTTTTAACCGTGTCAATGAAGCTAATTAACACGCCAAACGAAATCGGAGCGTTAGTGATTGTGCCGTTTATATAATATATGCCATTCGTTGCATTGTCGCAATCGGCCAACGTGCCTCGTGGCATAACCACCTTATCAATATTCAACAGTTCTCCCAGAAGCATGGAATACCTATTTTTTTGTTAAGAAATAGGTATTTCTGTTAGTCCAGATGGGGTTTCGA